CAACTATAAATTTATGCATCAGGCTTTGAACCATTGTTCTCATTCGTACCTTTAATGGTTCCTTCCATATAGTAATACGGTTATAATATTCAAAACCATATTTTTCATGTATTTTTATTACCTCTCCGGGGAAGTCCCATAACCGCCCGGTATTAGTGTGAACGTCCGTAACATGAACCGCATTGATCCGCCCCGGTTTTGTTATACGTGCCATTTGTTGTATCAGAAAAGAGTACATTTCTAAAAATTGTTCTTTCGATTCACAGTTTGAAAAGTCCCTTTCAGAACTGGAATAATTATAAAGCCCTGCAAAAGGGGGAGAATAAACCGATAGATCAATAGAATCATCCGGCATTTCTTTTATTATCTCCATGCAATCAGAATTATAAATTGCATAGGTTTCTGTTATCAGTTGCTCTTTTGTCATAAGAATTTAGGTAAGGTTATTGGTTTATTGAACTCTTTTTGTTTTATGATATAATCTGCGTTTGTGTGTTCGGTCAGCTTCTCAAACATCTTTATTGCCTTATCTCTTTTAATTAAGAGACTTTGCATTATTCTCTCCTGACCATCTGACAAAATCAGATCCACAAAAACATCTCTTTTTTGTCCGAACCGCCAGAACCTTCTTATTGCCTGATAGTATTGTTCATAACTGTATGTAGGGAAATAAGTAGTATGGTTGCAATGCTGCCAGTTTAATCCGAAGGCCGTTATGCTTGTTTTAGTTACAAGTTTTTTAATTTGTCCTGATGCGAAATTTAAAAGGATATCTTCTTTCTTATCAATATCCATATTGCCCCGGACCTCGACAGCCGATTTATCCAGGTCAAGCAACATATCAGCCTCATCATTTAGATTACACCAATAAACAGACGTTTCGTGCCGTCCGGCTTTCTCTACTGCAATTTCACATCTTTGCTTAACGGTTGCCTTCGCTTCCTGTTTGATCTCTTTAAAACCAACGGCAGCCATCGAAAACAACCGGGCCTGACCGTTTATTGTTAAAGGATTTTCATTTCTTATTATGGTTTCAATCTCATGCAATTCTGGGAGTATAAACCTGTCATCATCAAACCCGATATCACTCGGTTTTTTAGCGGAAATAGACCAACTCGCAACCCATTGCCAGAAGTTATCTTCTGCATGAGGTTTTAAATACCATTCCTCTCCCTGTCTGGCTCTGTAAATCTGACTCAGTTTAGCGACTTTGTTTTGATTGTTCTTAAAGAACCTGGAGAGCATATCCATATAACCTAAATAACCTAAAGCCTCAGAGCTGGTTCCAAGTTCAATATAATCATTCGGAGAGGGTGTTGCGGTTGCTAAAAAACGGTATTTGACTTTCTTTAAAAATGTTGTCACTTGCTGTTTTGTTGCACCGTCAAAGTTTTTCAGAATCGAACTTTCATCCAGTATTACACAATCAAAATCATCTGACGAAACATAATGAAGCCTTTCGTAATTAATCAGGACGATCTTCTTTGTGTATTTGCCGTTCTTTGTGTGTTCCACGTCCGGGATGCCAAACTTGTCAGCTTCGGTTAAGAATTGATTTGCGACGGCCAAAGGTGTAATTATCAATACTGGCTTATTTGTCTTTTGAATATAATTACAAGCTATCGTTAATTCAATCAATGTCTTCCCAAGTCCGGTATCCAGGAATATAGCACATCTGCCCTTTTTAACTGCATAGTTGACAATGTGCTGTTGAAAATCAAAAAGATAAGGATTGAAATATTCCGGCTCAAATCCAAAGTTAATAGTAGAATGTTTTTTACTCTCTAAAAATTCTTTATAATTCATTTCACAAATATTTTCCTGTTTCCGAGTAAAAAATTATTATGTATGTATTCAAGTTCGCCCTTGCTCAGTTTTTCATTGTGTGCTTTCGTGTGGCATTTTACGCATAGGCAAATACAGTTCTTTACATCATCAGTGCCTCCATGTGAGCGGAAGATTATATGATGAATTTCCAGTCCGTTATTGATATGAAACTGTCTTGTGCAGGCTTCACACATCCATACGTCTTGTTCACCAATATCAAAGTGCTTCAGGTAGTTCTGTATGTGCTTCTGCATCATCTTCAATCATATCAGGGAAATCTGACCAGTCAATATATCTCCGGCAGGAAGGGCAGCCACAGTCGCAACAGCTTTCGGCTTCATCTTCGGGCATCTCGTATCCGCAATGGGGGCAGGTGTATTTCATAATAATTTACCTTTAATGAAGTTTATAAAACCTTCCATCTTGAAATTATAGAATAACTGGAAGTCCTCATATCCCTCCGGTTCCTGTTGCCATAACCTGTAAAGAGTATTCCTTACTCTTTGAGCTGGTGTTTTGCCAGTATCTTCATATTCAGCTTTTAGATTTCCGATTACTTCAATCTGTTCTTTAAGAAAAGGATCGGGTTTAATTGCCAGATACACATACTGACCTACACATATCTGAAGCTCGCCCGCCTGTTTTGGAGTGATTTCATTAGTCTGAAAAGACAGTTTTTTAGTACGGTCTTTTAAATCCCTGCTACCATCATAGATAGCAGGGATAAGGATTACATCTTTCATTTCTGTTCAAAGATTTCCGGTTCCTGTTTTTTCTCCTTTTCCTTTTCAACAGGCGGATCGTTTACAATACGTGCCTCCTGTATATCTTCAAACATACCAGCGTATTTATCTTCTTTTGTCTCTGACAGATCACCAACCTCGTTATCATACTCATGACTGATAGCAGCAATAAGTTGATCGGAAAAGTTTGTTTTTGGCAGAAGTTTGAACAGCCTTTTCAGTACAGTTTTCTTCCACATTTCATCTTCCCATGTTTCCCAGGGTGAGAATTTTCGTCCTTCTTCATTCTTATAACTTTCAGAAGTTGCCCGTACCTTTTCAATCTCGTCTCTTCCGAGAATCTCAAACTGAAAGCCACCATCCCGAAGAAAGGCAATAGCATAAGCCCCGATTTTTTCACCTCTGTTTGATAAGGCAGGTTGATGCTTAAAATACGGATCACTTCCACGGCGAAAGTCGTACTTATCGTTTGAATAGATAACCCCGGCATCCACGTTTTTAACGGCTCCGGCATCTGTGAGAATCTTGATCATTCCCATATAGGAAATGTCAAGAATACATTTAAGATCACCTTTGACTTTTCGTGGAACCAGGTAAGCGAATTTTAAAGCAGGGTTCAAGGTGATCCCTGTTAGTGCTACATTTACTACAGAATCCTTTACCGAGTTGGGATCACATTTCATTAAATAAGGATTGTTTGAAAGGATCTGAATAGCAAAACCGGCTTCACGATTGAAGTTCATTTTGTACTCGTTTGATGCCTCAAATTGCTTCTGTGCAGTGAAAACAAGAATTTTGCTCTCTTTCTCTCTAACTGCTAATTGCGAGTTGTTTTCCATTTTTTTGATTGTTTGGTGAATAATTATGATCGTAATAATCAAGTGATTTAATTGCATAAGGCGGGAGTTTCAATTCAAGTATTCCGTATTTATTCTGGCAGAATACCTGGTAACCCGGCCATCTGTTATTGTCGAGACAGGACTTGTAAAGCTGAAGCAGCATCTCATATTCATAACGACCTTGTGCCATAAATTGCGGGGACGCTTCAAAAATATTGAAAGCAAAGGGAGAGACTTTTTCCTGTGCTATAAACATAAAAGTAAAGTCCCGATCTTGTCCCTCGATTTTTGTCATCAGATCAGCATAAAAAGCAGCCTGAATATGATAGTCGTGATCAGCAGCCGAACGGGTAAATCCTTCGATTGAAGCATCGGTAGCCGTTTTAAGATCAACGACCAAGTGTTTGGTATCTTTGATGTAATCAGGCTTAAACTTGACGTTAATAGTCCCTATTTCTGTTTCTACTGATCCCATATAAGAGACTTCCGGTCGGCCATTTGTAAGAAGCATCTTTGCGTAAGGGTGTCGGAATAGACGTTCTTTCATCTTTTCAATACGCTCAAAAACTTCTTTTTTGATAACTTTCTTTTCTCCGATTATTCGCATTTCAGATTCTTCCCATTCCTTGTATGCTTTTGTTGATCGGGGTGATTTATATC